CTTGTTTAGTGGTTTCCGGCAATGGCGGATAGATGTAATCATAAGCACTTCCAAGGACATTGGCTAGTTTATACGGCGGTGAATTTGGTGGCCTCATATAGTTAAAAACTCCGTTTGTCAGAGTCGCTATTTGAGTCAGTATTCCGTAGTTCCCAACCAGTCCATCGGCATACATCGTTTGGATGTTTGCCATGGTTACATCATCGATGTCTTGTATTGTTTCTAAGGTATGCCCGTTGAAAATCATCGCCGCTTGACATTGGATTTTCAACGAGCCTATTAGTTTCCCCGCGCTTCCCTATAGGTCGGGCTAATAACTTCACCAATCTTTTCTACGATTAACATTTGCACAGATGTTGGGAATTCTTGCTCAATATCAGCGTAGGTCAAATCCTCAAGGCTTGCCCCTTCCAATTCGGGAACAAGCAATTTAAAGAATTCAGTGATTCGGGCTTCGGTGATGGCTTTGTTCTTTGCGGCTTCACGCATGGACCGGCCATCTACTAATACGTCGTTTTCTGTAAACTTAAAGTCCTCAGTCTGCGTGCTTTCAAACTGTCGCAGTGCGGATGTAATTTCCACATAGATTTTATCGACTGTTTCGTCGTCAGGCTCGGAGACCTTTTTGTAGATGGCGTCTGATTCGGCCACCAATGGAATGCGGACCTTGAATGTATGACCGCCCAATTCAAATGAGCGAATCAATAGATTCTTTTTATTGGCTTGATACTTGTCGCCAAACGCGCTTGAGAACTTTGTCATTTCTGTTTTGCCTTGTATTGATTTAACCGCCTACCGATAATGTCGCCAAGCCTCTTAGCGGTGTCAGGGGCTTGTGATTCCATAGCGGGCCTTAAAAATGGTTGTGCGCCGTTGTGGGCAGAGCCAAACTCTTGCGCTACTGCGCGTGCGTCACTTGTAATGCCTTGGAATTTGTTTGCGCGATATGCGCCAATGTGTCCTTCGCTTTCCATGCCTGCCAAGCGTTTACGTGAGCGTACCAGTCCTTTCCCTTCACTCATTTGTGCCAGTTTCTTACCAGATGCCGTTGTGACGGCGGCAATGACTGTGTCGGTGTCGGATATGTATTTGGACCGCTTGTCGCGTCGTGTGGGTCGCCTGGCTTCGACTTGCAAGGATAGTCTCAAGCCGCCTGTGTCGACTGGGGCGTTGGCCACTGCCTGATTCAGTACAGGTTGCATGGCTTCGCGCACAGCAGGCACTAGGATTTTGCTAGTCGCCTTCTTATCACCTATTTCCTCGGCCAGTTCATTAAATGCGGCAAGCACTTCTTTCAAACCTTCTATTTTGAAAGTCGCTTGCATGGTTTAAGCCGCCTTGATGATTTTATGGAAGATAAGGTGATTGACTTGAATGGCGTAGTTGACGACTTCCTCGGGAGTCATCTTGTCCGCGTGGTTTTGTGCAATTTGGTGCGCCAAGTTAACGGCGGTCATGCGTTGTTGGGAAAAGCCAAACCAGTCTTTGCGTGACTCGGCTTGGCTTACAAGGAAACCCAACAAATCATTCGTATCTTTTATTGTCGTAGTCATAACTTATTCTTTTGTTTTTTTGGTTGGCGCGTATGGGAAACGTGATGCCAAAAACTGGAGTGCAGTTTGTTGTTCGGAACCCTCTGTGGCGTTTGCCAAAGCATCGGCCACTTCTTTGGGGTCCAACTCCATGCCCCTGACCGCAAGGTCTAAGGGCAGGTAGGTACTGGTCAGCAATGTTACTGCGTCTTCAGTCGTCATGATTAAACGCTGTTAGACCAGCCGTATTGGTTGCCACGTGGGTGGATTGTGAATGTCACCTTGGCTTCAGCGCCTGGGGCTGAGTCAATGGTCCACTGGCTTACGCGGCCATTGAATGCGTAGTTCACGATACCTGTGCCGTCAGTGGCAGAGATAACGAACGTGCGGTCAATCGTGCCGTTATAAGCGTCACCACGAAGCAACAACAAAACTGTGTCGCTAGGATTCCAAGCGGCTGTAATGCTCATGCTTGTTGGTGCAGATTGAACGGGGATTTTGTCCGATTGACGTGAACCGGCAACGCCGAAAGATGCCACGGCATCGTCTTGGCCAAATGCAGGGATTGCTTCAACAGGAACCAAGTTGCCAGAGACTGCCAAGGCAGAAACTGACGCATAGGTTGACAATGCAGAAGTGGTCAACGGTGTTGGAGTTGTTGTCGGCTGTGCGTATAGCGTTGCGCTAAAGCCGGGCAAAATTTTACTTGGTAAAGCCATTTTGAGTTTCCTTTAAAGAGTTGAACAATCGTGTCTTATGTTGGAATATCTATTGTGCAATCAATAAAGACTTGCGCCAACTTGTTTTCGTTGTCGTAACTGTTGTACAGCCACTGGCAATCCGCTTTAGCAATATAGAAACCGCCATCGCTAGGGTTTCCCAACATACCGCTATAACCATGTAGCGATTGTAGTATCTGATTTGAAATTGTGAAACCGTCTTCTATCTGTTGGGTGAAGATACTTATCTGAAAGATAGGACGGTCGATACCTTTGACCGATTGGTACATGCCGGTGTAGACGTCTTGGTGGACGTTTCTCAGCATCCATGTAATGAACTTGGGCTGTGTCGCAAAGTTGCGGTTAAACGCCGCGTAGACAGGCACAGGCGTGACGATGTTGGACAGTTGGTACTGAATCGCCTTGCCGTAGTTAACAATATTTGTCTGGGCTGTCATACTGCCACCACGGGGTCGTTGCGCACGCAAAGGAACTTGACCGTCATCCGGTCATCGGCTTCACGCACGCTGTCAATACGCCAGTCAAAGTTTTTCCAGTTCAAGGAATACAAATTCTGGTTGTCCACAATCTCACGTGTGTTTGGCGTGTAGTTCAGGGTGAATTCCACCATGTCTGCGTACACACGGTACTTGTCTGAGATGCGCAAATTGTTGGCCACGGAATGCACTCTCGCACGCGTGTCAAACCACTTTGTAATAGTCGTAGACTGCTCACCGAAGGAACTCTTTCCAAAGGTTAGGCGGTTTACGCGTATATTTTCAAAGCGGGCAATTGCCATTTACATCACCAGTGGTTTGTACGGGCGCAACAGCATTGCGACACCGAACGGGACTTCATGTAACTTTCCGTCTGTTGTGTTGGACCTGTTGTTATACAGATGTGTCAGCAACATCAAGGCGGCTTGCTTAATCACAGGGTACGTGGACAAGAAAGCAGAATTTTGAGTGTACGTGACCATGATTGGGTTGGCCACAGTCTGATTCAACGTATTGGGGATTGTGTTCAAAATGACACGATTGCCCGTTGGGTCGTAGGAGTAGTTGCTCGATGCAATTACCACTGGGACCGTATTTGAAGTTGAATAAAACGCTACCGTATCAATCGTCACGCCAGTCGTGTTGTTGGCGGTCACTGCAACCTCTGGCAAATCCAGAAAAACCGATGTGTTGTACAAGCCAAAGTTTGGATAGTAGACTTTGTAGGTCGTTGGATAGATGGCCGCACCAATGTAGTCTTCAATGGCCATGCGTGTGGCCAGTTCAAGTGACTGCAAATATGAATCTTGACTCTCGTCTTGAAACAGATTCAGTTGTTGCGTGATTTCCTCCAAGGTCAACCATGGCGTAACTACGTCACGGTCAACTTGCTCAAACTTGGCGTAGTTGTACGGATTCCGTTGGTCGGAATAAAAGGGCGCGAGGGTTTGATTCTCAACGGCCATTTATAACCCCTTAGGCCGCACTTGCACGCACGCCTGCGAACGGGTCGCGGACGGTACTAGCAACACGGCGTTCCGCATACATCGTCACAAAGCCTGGGGCTGTCTGCTCAAATACCTGCACGGTCATTTCCTCGACATCAGCGATAGTCAGGAAGCGGTCCCAGTTGGCCAAGTAGATGGGGAAGTCTGCCGACAAGAAAGAGTTGGGGATTACGGGCCATCCGAAGATAGAACCGACTGCACCGCCTTCGCCTGGCTCTCCCAGTTCCAAGAACAATGGCAAGCCTTGGCTGTCTTTCAATTGACGCAAGGTCTGAATCATTGTTGGAGTCATGTGCCATGCAGTTGTAGGCAATGCCCAGTACTGCGCAGGCAATGAATTAGCGATGTTGGTGATTTTGTTGTAGGTCGGTGTAACGCCGCCCAAGGATGTTGTCACCAAGGTGTGGATGCCGTCTGTGATGGCTGTACCACTAGTGCCGTATGCGGCAGAGCCACTCAGGTAAACATCCAAACCGCGCAGGCCGTATGTTCCGCCTGTGGTTGTGGTTGTAGAGCCTGATTGGTCGTTGTTTGTGGCCATAGAAGCGCCTTCCTGTTGACTGAACTCTAATGTGAGGTCTGTCAGCAGGGCTTCTTTTAAACCATTGATATCGTCAAGGGCGGCAATACGAACAGGCAGTTGCGCGTTGATGATTCGTGTTGGCATAACCCAGTAAGCCGTGGCCGTGTTGGGTGAGCCTGAGTCTGGCGTTGCGTTTGGATTCCAAGGATTTGCGCTAGTAGCATTACCTGTCTTTGCAACAAACTGAACGCCTGAAGAATTGGCCGTTTTGATGTTGCGTGAACCCATACGGAACGGGTTAGCGTAACGCAGTGTAGAAAAAGCATCATCGAAATAAGTGCGACCGCCAATGCCATCGCCAGACCCTGTAAGTGTTGATGCCTCGCGCAGGTCAATCGTTACTTTGCCGCCTTCGGTAAGGGCTTGCTTAATGCCGTCTAGGATTTTTTGGTTTGCACTCATTTTGATAATTCCTTAAAAATTAAAAGACGGGAGGCCGAAGCCCCCCATCATTTTTTTCGCTAATTAAGCGCCTGTCGCTGTGGAGCGATAGCGAATGATTGCGTTGGGATCGACCACGCTTGAGCAGAGGCGTTTTTCACCGAAGAAAGTGATAAAGCCTGGCTGTGTCTGTTCGTAGCGACGCAAGACCATTGACAACCTGTCTACGATTGTATGACCACGTGAGAAATCACCGAAGTACATTGGGAACAATGATGTTGTACCGGCAGAACCACCAGCGGATGTAGGAGCAGAGCAGTACGAGTTAACGTACACGTCGAAGCCCAACAACTTACCGACGATGCCGTCATAAATCAGCGGAGACATACGTTCAAACACAGGCGTACCGTTGTTGTCCACCAAGCCACGGATGCCGGCAAGCATCAAAGGATTGATAACGAAACAGTTGCTTGTTGACCAGTATTGCTGTGGCAAATTGTGAATGAATTGAATCAGGTCAATGTATTTCACGTTATTTGCAGAAGCAAAACCGTTGGTTGTTGTCTGGTCATAAGTAGCGATGCTGTGCAAGCCATCAGTACTAGCAGTACCAGAAGAACCGAACGCGGCGGCGGAGATAGTGCCACCAGTGTAGGTGCTGTTTGAGCCAGGATAAGAATTCAAACCACGCAAACCTGACGTGCCACCGTATGCGGTAGTAGTCGAGCCGGACTGGTCGTTATTCAAAATCATGGACAAGCCTTCAGCCTGCGAGAATTCTTGGAGCATGTCATCAACGACGTTGCTCTCCAAGCCATCGATGTCGTCCAAAGCCGCAGTACGGATTGGGAACTGAACGTTGATGTCTTGCAAATTCAATTGCCAGATTGTGGTTGATTCAGTTGTGGCCGCGCCGTTGTTCTGAATCGCATATCCCCAAGCGGGTCCAGCGTTGCCGCTCTTGGCTCTAAATTGATATGTAGAACCATCGGTTGCCACGTTGCGTGACACGCCGCGCATAGGGTTAAGCAAACGCAGTTTGTGGAATACTGGGTCATAGGCTGTACGACCACCGATGCCTGCGCCAGAGCCTGTCAATGTGGAGGCTTCGTTCAGGTATGCGGAGTGTTGGTCTTCAGATTCCCACAACTTCAGTTCTGTGTGAACGCGGTTGGAACCTTTGGTGAAAGAAGCGAGTTGCTCTTTAACACGACGGTTAACATCACCACGCAAAGTCTTTGCAGGTGCGCGGATGATTTCAGGGACGTTGATTGCAGATACTTTGGCTTCCAAAGCGGCAAACTTTTCAGTCAACTCGGCTTTTGCGGATTCCACAGTAGTTGCGACTTCGGCTTTCACCGCTTCAATTTTGGATTCGTTGGACACGGCAATCGCGTCAACTTTTTCCAGTACTTTATCCATAGACATGGTTATATTCCTTTAGGTTTACTTAGATACGTTTTTCAAGTGCCTTGGCCAACTCACGCGCTTCAAAAGCGGCAAGCAATGCGTCGGCTTCGTTTACCACCGCATCAGACTCACTCTGAGTTGGGGTCGCTTCAACGGGTTTTGGGGCATCACGCTGTTCCAATACTCGTTTGAAGATACTAGATGCGGTGGTCGCATCCTTTTTGTTAAGGCCAGCATCACGCAAAGCCTTTTCCAAAACTCGGGGGTTCACATGACCTTCAGCATCAAATGCTTCCAGTTTCTGAATCTCTGCATTGGGGTTGTTTGGGTACATGACAACAGACACTTCGCGTAAGCCGCCTTTAATAATTTGGAAGTATGCTTTTTCGTAATCGAAATCGGGGTTAGACCACATTGTGCCGTCTGGACCGTTCTCGAAAGGGTTGCCGTCTTCATCGACCCATCGTGCTTCCTCGGCATAAGCGCCAACAGAAACGCCGCCAAACATCTTGGGGGATTCTTTGAGGATTTGGTAGAGGTCGTTTCCGCCTACGGTGTTGGTGTACAAGCGACCTTTGGCAGTCATGCCTTCGTCGTCCATAATGAATTCGGTCCACTCGCCCATGGGCATGCCAAGGTCGTTGTGGTTTAGGAACATTGGGAGGGGTTTGTCGCTCTTGTTGAACTCGCCGACCCAATCCATGAAGCCTTCAGGTTGATAGTTAAACTTTCGTCCGTCTTCCCCGCTTCTTGCGTTCCATGTCGTCACTCGCGCTTCCATCATGCCCGATGGATTCTGTGACTCGTTTGCGTCTGCCGCTAGTTGGACTTGTGCTTCGCAAATTAGCGTTAAATTCTTCATTTATCACCCCATTGTGGATAGATTGATTGTCGTCTCTTATCTTGTGGGGCTTCTCTATTGTGGCGAGTGTAACATCACTTG